TTATATGCAAAGTAATAGCAAGTCTTTTCATAGCTGTTTCAGCACAATATCAAGCTGTCTCTTGTAAAGGTTCAGCTCATAGCGGAAAAGCGGAATCCTGTTCTCCCCATAGTCCAAGAGCTTATCTGCATCGCTTTCTGTGATGCAGTACAGCCCATCCTTGAAACTCCATGTCAGCTCCGGCATAGAGGGAATCTCAGGAAGAGAGGGTATCATGGCCTTGAGCACTTCTCGGTAGTCGGGAGCAGGCTCGATTGTCTCAGTGCTGGTGCAGCTTGTTAAGACGCTCAAGGCGAGAATCAGAATCACCAGGGCTGGGTGCCTCAAGCTGGACGGGCTTTTCTTCGCTCTTTGTTTCCTCGATTTCATCCTGCACCTCCTTGATGGTTGCTATCTCTTCCTGTCGTTTTTCAGCAGTTGCCTTTGCCTCCTTGACCTCTGTTTTAAGAGTTTTGACCTGCTTGGTCTTATAGGAGGAAAAACCAAGCAGGCCCAAGACTGCAATCACCAAACCAATTATCAACTCAGTCATCCAGCTTCTTCTCCAGGAGTTTCCTTACAACCGGTTTCCATAATGCCATGCAGGCAGGAAGCTGAAGGATGTAAATCACTACCGTAAGAGCTGGAATCAGCCAGTATGAGAATCGAATCTCATCAGGAAGAGCAGAGTCGCTTACTACGAAGAAATACACTGTGGCCAGAATGGCAGATAAAGCGAAGGCCACAAGACGGTTCTCTATAGCTCCAGCCTTGTCCTTACGAATGAGCTTCTTATAGAACTCCATCACAAGCCCTACAAACAGGGCAAATGCCAAAAGCACAAGCAAAAGTATCATTCTTTCTTTCCTCCATCCTTTCCAAGAAGCGAGATGAAGTATTTGTCCATCTTCTTTTCCTGCTCCTCGGACTCTCCGTTTATCTCATGAGTTCGAAGTGCCCTGAATATGACCCTGTCATTCTCCAGAGCCATTACCAGGCCTTCCTGAACCGTATCAAGCCGTTCATTGATTGCCACAAGTGTCTTGGCGGCATCGTCCTTTCCATCGGACCTCTTGGCATGGCGGTTCAGAATCCAGATTCCAATCCCGCCCGAACTGAACAGGCAGACGAGCAGGGATAGTACAAAGGTTGTAAGGTCCATCAGCTGGCCTCCTTGGGAAGGGAAGCCAGAAGCTCCTCGTAGCCATAGGTCAGCCCGTCACGAAGGACAGAGACCTTATCGGAAGAGCCCACCTGCTCGATGTAGCGCTTTACGATTACATCGCAATATTTCTCATCCAGCTCAATGGTGTCGCACGACCTGTCGGTCTGCTCGCAGGCAATGAGCGTGCTGCCTGACCCTCCGAAGGGATCAAGGACAAGAGTGTTGCTCATCGAGGAGTTCATGATGGGATAGGCAAGAAGGGCTATCGGCTTCATGGTGGGATGGTCGCCATTCTTCTTGGGCTTGTCGAACTCCCAGATCGTGGTTTCCTTCCGACCGGTGTACCATTGGTGAGTGCCTTTCTTCTTCCATCCGAAGAGCACCGGCTCATGCTGCCACTGGTATGGCGAGCGACCAAGCACCAGCGACTGCTTCTTCCAGATGCATGTCCCGGACAGATAGAAACCTGCCTCGGAGAATGCCTTGCGGAAGTTCAGCCCCTCGGTATCGGCATGGAACACATAGATGGAGGCGTCGTCTGCCATGAAGCCTTCCATGTTGGAAAAGGCATCAAGCAGGAACTGATGGAATGCATCATCCTTAAGGTTGTCGTTCTTGATCTTGCCGGCCGAGCCCTTGTAGTCCACGTTGTATGGCGGGTCGGTCACGACCAGGTTTGCCTTGGTCCCGTTCATCAAAAGCTCGAAGGTTTCCTTCTTCGTGCTGTCCCCGCAGACCAGACGATGCCTGCCTAAGATCCAGAGGTCGCCTTGCCTTGAGATGCATGGGTTCTTGAGTTCGCCCTCCACATCAAAGTCGTCATCCTTGATCTTGTCCTTGAGCGAATCCTTGAAGAGGTCATCGATCTCTGCAGGCTCGAAGCCTGTCAGCGACACATCAAAGTCAGCACCCTGAAGGTCGGCTATCAGAAGGGCAAGCTTGTCCTTGTCCCATTCGCCGCTGATCTTGTTCAGCGCCACGTTCAGCGCCTTCTCATGCTCTTCATCCAATTCGACAACTACGCACTCAAGCTCGGTCTTGCCCAGATCCTTGAGGACCTTTATCCTCTGGTGTCCACCGACAACCCTGCCGGTAGTTCTGTTCCAAATCACGGGCTCGACATAGCCGAACTGCTCTACGGATTTCTTAAGCTTCTCGTACTCAGGATCCCCTGGCTTCAAGTCCTTGCGCGGGTTGTATTCGGCTGGAATCAGCTCATCGATTTTCTTCGTCTCAATAGTCATCTTACCAACCCCCACTGTGCGAACTTCTCGAAGCCGCCGACATCCATGATGAAAGAGCGGGCTATCTCGACAATCTCCGCATAGGGAAGACCGTCAATCTCGGTATCCCCGATGGCACATGAAAGTTCGACTGGTTTTCCAGTGACCTGAGCCTTGAGCCATGCATAGATGTTCACCGACACATCGGCCTTGGACAGATCCTTCCCGTGAAGGCCACCGCCAGTAACCGAGTCAGCCATGTCGCTACCAAGCTTGCGGTTGGTGGCACCTGAATCCACATCAAGGCCTCCTGTCCAATAGCCCAGGGGATTCACCTCCGCCTTGGGGTAAAGCTCGTGCAACTCTTCGTTCGTGGCATGGCTCTGGCAGATGATCAGGCGCTCGCCATCGAGGATGTACTTCCCGTCCGTCGGGAAATGCCTGAACAGGTCCTTTGCTATGTGTGTCATCTCAAGCTGCTCTGCGGTTACAGGCATGCCCTTGAAGATGCCGTTGTCACCACAGCGAATCGTGTCCGACTGATTCTCTGCCAGGATGCTGTCCTGGGATACCAGATGGTAGTCGACCTTCATCACGCCAGCAATTCTTCCCACAACCTCGAGCACAGCTTCGGTCTCGATGCTCACAGAGGATTCCACGATGATATGGCATCTTCCGTGGCCCAGGAGAACCTCAACTGCGATTCTCGGGTTATCGGTTTTCTTATATGCGAGGTCCACGACGGCACCTGCAATCCTGTCAGCCACCTTGTCCGGGTGGCACGGGTTCACTTTCTCAAACATTGCTTTCTCCTTCAGAAGAGCATCGGGCAATCCCGGCAAGCACGAACGCCACATTCGGCAGTGCCACGCCGTTGCCCCACATCTTGTATTCGGCTGCATCGGAGTGTGGGCTCCCCAGCCATTTGCGTATCGCAGAATCGGACTTGGCCTTTGCAGCCTTTCCTGCTATTCGGCCATGCGTCAGGAACACATCCCGCCAGAAGGCAATCTCCTCATCCGATGGGTTCTCATTTCCAAGCCCATCGCACCACCAGTCAGGAAAGCCCTGAAGGCGTGCACACTCCGTGGGAGTGAGACGACGCACTATGTACCTGAAAGGAGGCTCCACGGCATTGATCACAGGCGGATCCTTGTATTCGCTGGCAACCAGCGTCGGTGAGAGTTCCTTCTCGGCTTTGGTATGAAACGAGTTCTTGCTGGTGCAGTACACAACAGCCATCCCTCCCTGGTTGCAGGAAGGATCCCCGCCATTGGCATCAAGCGTCCTGGTGGTCTCAGCTTCATAGAATCCGCTTTTGGGATTATCGGACTGCATCGCATGGCTGGCCTTCGAGCAGATGCCGAACACCGCAGGGGCGAAGAGCGTCTGGTCGTTGTTGCATGAGAGCGTGGCAGAGATGTCATCCTGAATGAGCGCACCCTTGCCTCCGCCTTCCTTTCCGCAGCGTATCTTCAGTGTCTTTGGAGTATCCAGGAGCAGTGGCACATTGTTGCCACCAGTTCCCATACGGCTCGTGAGTGTCTGACACACCGAGCTGTCCTCAATTTTGATCCTGCCATCCGTAGGATGGTTCTCAAGGACTATCGGCGGATAGTTTGCCTGAGCGCGGAGAGTCGAGGTCAGGCCATCGGTGATGTCCATGCGCTGCCCGCCCTGGTCGTTCAGGCAGATTTCGCCTGAGTCTCCAATGCCATTTGGAGCACAGCCGGGAGCATCTTGCCGCGTTCTGAAGCACGCCGGAGTATGCCAAGGCATGCCTTCCGGCTCAAACAGTACTTTGCCGGCACTCCCGCCTGCAAGATCTGCGACAAGGTAGATGCGTTTCCTTCTCTGGGGCACTCCCCAGTACTGGGCATCCAGCACTCGCCAAGCGAGGGAGAAATCATCCTCCACGACAAGTCCGGCTCCTGTCCATTTCGAAGGCTGAGGTACTGGCATATTTTGGTATCGGATGCCGATGACCTCCTCGATGACCGACTTGAAGTCCGCTCCGCCATTGGAGCTGAATGCCCCTGGGACATTCTCCCATACGATGTATCTTGGATATGCTCCATTGGTCTTCTCCCTCATCTCCCTGACGATTCGTATTGCCTGATGGAAAAGCGATGATTGCTTTCCCTCCAGCCCGGCTCTCTTGCCGGCAAGCGACATGTCGGTGCAGGGTGAACCGAATGTGATGATGTCGACTGGCTCTATCTCAGAGCCCTTTATCTGCGAGATGTCCCCCAGGTGCTTCATGAAAGGAAGCCTCTTGGTCGTCACCCTTATCGGGAACGGCTCTATCTCGGATGCCCACACAGGGACTATCCCGTTCAGGAGCCCTCCCAGAGGAAAGCCTCCCGAGCCGTCGAAGAGGCTCCCGAGCGTTAAATGATCTGTGTTCTTCATCTGCCCCTCCGTGCAGTCAGCAGGCGTTCCATAAGGTCGTCCTGCGGGTTGGCTCCGCCATAGTTGCCGGAGCAGTTGTCCTTGACTATCTGGAATATCTGGTACCAGATCTGATTGGTCTGCTTCATGAAGCTCTGGCTCATCGCCACATAGGGAGAGGCAATAGCAGCCCCCGTTGTCGGATGCTTTGCCAAGAATCCATACTCAGAAACACATTCCTCGCATTGGATCCAGCGCGACACGCTCATCGCATACTGCTCGATGAGAGTCTGGCTGACCTGCTTCTCGCAGCCACGTTCCTTCAGCCATTTCCACGTGTTCCTGAAGACTTCCTCGGCACATAGGTCTTTGCCATTTTTCTGAGTGGCTTTCATGAAGTCTTTTATAGGCGGAACGTCTATGCCATCAAGCTGAGCAGGCTCCGGAAGGACTACAGCCTCGTCGGCCTTGCCTTCCTGTATCTTTTCAAACAATGGTTTGGGCTTACGGCCTGCTCCGGGCCGTGCTCCGCCCCGGTTAGTTCCATCCCTGGCCATGAGTTATTTCCTTTTTTGATTTCCTTTGATTTCAGAGGGGTCAATACCCCGTTTGAATTGGAATTTTTGCGTGCGAGGGTTTTTGCCCGCAATTAACTTTATTTGCCGTAGAGATTTAGACCGCCTTCGGCATCGCAATCTGTATATTCATGCATTAATTCTGTACGCTTTCTTGTATGTTTATGCATATTATGCACAAGCCTTCATTTTCCCCACCGTGAGCCATCGGAAGCATGAAGCCTTGAATGGCAGCTCTTGCAGAGCGCCATGAGGTTCTCTTCATCGTTGCTGCCACCCTCACGCACCGGCTTGATGTGATGCACCATCGTGGCAACTTTTGCGATGCCGTCCTTTCTGCACATCTCGCAGAACGGATGCTCGTCAAGGAACAGCCTTCTGATGTGCCTCCAGTCCTTTCCATAGCGTTCATCGGTATGGGGGTCTCGCTGGTAGCGGTTGTACTGCGCCATCGCAAGCCTTGCATGCTCCGGGCAGTATCTTCCCGAAGTGAGTCTCGGGCATCCCGGATAACTGCATGGCTTCTGTGGCTTGTATGGCACTTGCTATTCCTTTCGTCGCTGGATAAAGAAAAACCTCCAAGGTCTTGCCCTGAAGGTCTCCTGTACTATTTCCTAAGCATATCATCTTCCAACAATCGAACTTTCTCAAGTGTGTTTTACTAAGGTTTCAAAATTATTTTTGCCATCTTATCAGGCCAAGCGCATGCCTGTGGACTTCGAAGACATAGTTCGAGCTGTAGCCGAAGTAGGCTGCAATCTCAGACCAGCCCATGAATGACAGGTAACGCATCTCAAGAAGCGTCTCGTACTCGGGGTTGTTGATGCTCCCTATCACGCCGGCTATCTCGGAACGTAGCTTCAGGAGCTCCTCAAGTTGCTCCTGAATGGACTGCTCAAGCTCGAGTATCCTGATGACATTGCGCTCCACCACCGACTGGCAATCCTGATGGGCTTTGGGCATATCGTCTATCACCGGGGATGCATATCCGCTGTATTTCCTGATGTTCTCC